CCTGGCAATCCTAACAGGAATACCATGATTACGGTTGTAAGCCAAGTACAATCTCTCGGAGAATAATTTCTCCCATCCATATTCGGAGTCTGGTGCAGCTGGGTATGCAGATTCTTCACGGCAATCAGGGTTCTTAGGATCAAGTTGATTATGCTCTGGATACATACATGCTGATCCAGAATAGAATATCTTTGTATAATTTCTACTATGCTCTCTATTTAATAATCTCTGCTGCTCTAATACATTCAAATTAATCATGACTGAGTTCTGCATAATCTCTGCATCATTCTCACCTGTGAATACAAATCCTGCACCACCCATATCAGCAGCAAACTGATAGATTTCATCAAAGGCATGAACATACTTATAAGGAACTTCCTCATAAAACTTCCCACCAGTTCCTTTGTATTGTAAACACTTACGGACAAAATCTGCTTCTCTGAGATCTCCTTGTATGAACTCATCCGCATATGTTGATGAAAACTCTGGTCTTTTTAAATCTACACCACGCACCCAATATCCTTCGGACTTGAGACGTTTTACCATATGACTACCAATAAAACCACCTGCACCTAACACTAATGCCTTCTTAGTCATAAACCTTTATTGAATTACCAATATATCTATTATACTAAGAATTTGATTTATTGTCAATTCTACCATATGAATCCTCAAACCTTACAATATCATCCTCACCCAAATACATTCCACTTTGTATTTCAATTATTTGCAATGGCATAGATCCAGGATTAGATAACCTATGAGTAGATCCAATAGGAATATAAGTACTTTGATTTTCATGAAGTATTATCTCATCATTATCTACTTCAACTAAAGCAGTTCCTTTAACTACTACCCAATGCTCTGCACGATGATGATGCATCTGTAAAGAAAGTTTTGCACCTGAATTTACTTGTATTTTTTTTACTTTATACCTATTACCTTCATCAATAATAAGAAACCATCCCCAAGGTCTGGTTTCTTTTTCATAATTAACTGTCATTACACTTCTACTATTTCTAAATCCTCTGCAATACATCCCATAATAATATTATAATCTGCATCGGGATCTTCTTCTGTCAATTCAACTATCCCCTCACTTACGTAATATCTACTTATTTTTTTATACAATTTTGGATTCTTTACATCCAAATAAATTTCCTTATTTACTGCAGCACGTAATGTGCTTATGTCTTTCTTGAACTTTGGAGGAAGCGTCATTGCTTTGAATTGTCTACAAAAAGATTATAAAAGAATTTATAATGGAAGTCAAGCTCTAACTACAATATCTCCATCATCATCTTCATCATCTTCCTCCATCTCTTCAATTCTATCCATTAAAGATTGATGAAGAAAATTATCAGATCCCTTTACTCTATTGACAAATTCATCATCTGGAGTAAAATTAATTACTAAAAGTTCATCACCAACTTCTACATCTTCCATCTCTGGATGAACTGCTTTAGTTACAGTTCTTCGTTCCTCTATATAATTTCTATTTTTAAATTCAGAAAGTGCTTCATATTTTGAGGCTGCTTGAAATCCTCTTGTCATTTGCCTTATTGCAAACACCAAAAGAATTAACCATGTTATTAAAAATAAAATACTCAAGTCTCTGCTCCCCCACCAGTTGTTTGCCTACGAATCCATTCACTTTCTTCTTCTTGCAATTCCTCACAATCAACCTCATCATCATCGATGAAGCAATCGACATCCTTTTTATTCATAATTTTTTACTCAAATTCTAGGTATTTTATTTAGACCTGCTCGAACTAAATCATTCTCTACGATAGTCTTAGTCTTCTCTGCAATATCATCCAAGATATTAACATCAAGACCTGCGAATGGTGGAATGATACCAAGTATACGAAGTAATCCATCTAAAAATAATGCTAGACATGTAAATCCAAGAATCATGCTAATGATAGTTGCTTCACGATTGTGCTTTGCCATTGATGCTTCATCTATCCGTCTTGCTTCCTCAACGGCTTCGGCAACCATAGCATCAACTTCTGCCTTTGTGTAGAAATCCCCTAGAAAGGGTATGTCGTGTTTGTCCATACGCTTTTTGATTGATTTCATTATAACACTACTGTCAACTTATTACAATTATATATTTTTATGTCATCTCATGAACATGGTTTAATGGGCGTTTACCCATCTTCTGTTGTTGTTCTCTTTCTAAATCATATAACTTTTTCATCATCTCTTGCTTCTTTTCAATGTCGTCTAATTTCTTTTGAACGTCCTTAAGTTCCTGTTGGATCTTATCCATTTAAGTTGTAAAATGCTTCTCTCAAACCTCCCTGCTGTGTAGAGGATGCAAGTTGTTGATCTGAGTTTAGTTATTTATCTTATTTCAAAATCTAACTTACGAATCTTTCTCTTACTTCTAGACTCCTGCCAAGCAACATCAGAGATACTCAAAGAGTTTTCATCATTCTTTTCATCAACACGCATCTTAACTATTACTACTTCTGACAAATCAACTGCTGTAATTTTATCTCCAACAATAGAAGTCATATTAGGACAACCACAACACTGTGATTTTCCATTAACACTACTCAATTCCCTATTACAGGACTTACATCTTACTCTTAACATATCAAGTAATCTCTAATTAATCAAACCAATCATTTTTATTTAGAATTATTTATTCTCTAATTACATAAATAAAAATAAAAGTGTATTGATAGATGGCCAATAGAATTCCCCTGATTGTAAACTCGACTGCAAATCAAATACAAGAATTGCCCACTAATGACAATTTACAATTAAATGATACCAATGAACTAAGAATAGGTACTGGAGGAGATTTTGTTCTCAGTCATAATGGTTCCGATAGTTTTATAAATCTTAATCTGGGTTCATTAAACTGTGTTGTTAAAGATGCTGCTGGTGAAGGATTTTATGTAAAAGATCCTAATAGTGGTAGTGAACAATATATTGCTAAGTTTGAGAAGAATTCAAGTGGTGGTGCTGGTCGTTGCGAATTGATGTATGGGGGAAATAAAAAATTTGAAACTACGGCTACAGGTGTAACCATAACAGGTGATCAACACATCGCTGGAGCATTAACTGTAACTGGAGATATTACTGCATTCCATTCTTCCGATAAAAGATTAAAAGATAATATAACTCCAATTCCTAATGCAGTTGATAAGGTCTTATCAATAAGTGGTAATACTTTTAATTGGAATGCAGCATCAGAGTATGAAGGAAAAGGAGATACTGGTGTAATAGCACAAGAGATTGAAGCACTTGATCTTCCAGGTGTTACAACTACAAGAGATGATGGAACAAAAGCAGTTCGTTATGAAAAACTTGTTCCTCTTCTTATCGAAGCAATTAAAGAACTTAAATCAGAAGTAGATAACTTAAAAGTTTCGGAGGGATAAATGGCAATTAAAGATCCTGGTGGAACTCCACCAACAAATCCATTAGCATTTTCTGAAATTGAAGCAGAGTTCGGTCAAAATAATGATCGTGATATGGGAGAGTGGAGAGTTAGTCAAACTATAGGTGGATTAATTGATCAACCATTAGACACCAATATACCACAAAGTGGGGAAATAAAATTTAGTGATTTTTTCTCTAAAAGATTAAATGTGGTTATAGACTACCATTCTGGATCAACAGAAAATAAACCAAATGATGGAAAAACAAAATACACTCAATCACCAACAACTAATCCTGGACAAAGCAATGGAAATTGGACTGTAATTGGTGGATTTAGAAATCCTCCAACAGACACAAGTGGAACTAAAAGTCGAATGCATGTCAATAAAGACATTGGTTCTGATAAAGTTAGTTCTGATAGTTGTGCTGTGAGAACAGGAACTGGTTGGGATGCAGGAACAGTTTTAACTATTGAAGTTGGATCTTCTGGTGCAGTATGGGGTGCAGGGGGAAATGGTGGTGATGGAGGATCACGAAAAGAGGCACCAAATGGAACTAATGGTGGTAATGGAACTAGTGCTATAGGTGTTCAATATGATGGAACCACTATCATTAATGATGGAGTAATCTCTACTGGATATGGTGGTGGAGGTGGTGGAGGTTTTAGAAGATGCGAAAGAGAAGAGTGGTTTTCAGGCCCAGTTTACTCTGCTGCTGGTGGTGGCGGTGGTGGCGGTCAAGGATTACCAGGTGGCACTAGTGGATCTGGAGATTATACTGGTGGTAATTATTACTTTGATGATGGAAATTTCTACTCTACTACATCAGGATCAGAATCTTACGCAAAACTTTATATAAATGATTACTTAACTATTTACGGTCCTGCTTATAGTGTTAGTGGAGTACATAGAGTTAGAAAAGTAATAGCAACTGGTGTATACACTTTTACATATGAATCCACTGATGTAGGAACCAATACAACTGGAAATGCACTTGTGGTTGGTGATCGAAAATATAGTGTTGGTGCATTGAATAATACTACTGGTGTTGCAGAGATATACCAAATAAAGGTAGAAGAAAAAAATATATATGAATTTAAAAAAGATGGTAGCAGCCTTGCTAATGATAAAAATAATACTACTGTAGTTGGTGATGGTTCTCTTGGTACTAAGAGATATTCAGCATATACCAATGATGAAACGATAGATGATAATGATCCTCCAGTTCCAGTAGTTGATAATTCCCCAAATAATAAACTATATAAAATACAAGTGGAAACAATGTCAGCTAGTACTGGTGGAGGTACTCAAGGTGGAGCTGGTTCTACCACTGCTGGTGGTGATGGTGGTGCTGGTGGAGAAGAAGAGCAAGCTCATGGTGGCGGTGGCGGTGGTGGAGGTTCTAACGGAAATGGTGGAGAAGGTGGTGATAGTAATGATGGTACATCTGGTACAGTCACTGTAGGTGGAAATGGTGCATCAGGAACTCATACAGGAAGTATAGAAAGTGAAAATGAGGAGATAGGAAGTGGTGGAACTGGTGGAACAGCTGGTGCAGCAATCCGTAGAACAAGTGGTATAACTGTAAATATAACTGACAACGTAAATGGAATTACTGGATCAACTACTGCAACTGGAGTTTCTTAACTAAGTCCAGCATAATCCATCATTAACTGATTAGCACAGCAGAAGAAACTCGAAATACAATATCTACCCCAACCATCATAATAATCTGAATTTTTTATACTTACTTTCTTTACTCCATGCTTTACCCAACCAGGTAAAATTATCATTGAATTGTTCTCACAAGGAACTTCATAATTATAATCAGAAAAATATAATTCACCTCCCTCAAACCTTTTAGGTTCTTTATAAAAGTATGAAAATGCTAAGAATTGAAAAGTTTTATCTATATGTGGTTCATAATATTCCTCATCATGATAATACCTTATCTTTGTGATATCATAGGTTGCCATTGGTGCAATGGAACAACATTCATGAATCTTAGAAAAGGGTTCTAAAATTTCAGGTAAAAATAATTTTCTATTTACAGTTAAAATATTAGATATCTTTCTATAGTCTACATTATTCTTTTTATCACTAACATAAAGAGAATCCAAAGCAATTGCATGTGAGTTTGTTTTATCTACAACTCCACCAAAATCTTTTGCCTCAAGAAGTTTACCTGGTTTGGTATAGAACTTAAGTTCTTCCCAGATCAGTTCTAACTCTTCTGGATTATAAAAATTTTTAATTATCAAATGGGGAAATGGTTGTTTAAACGCAACTCCTTCAATGGTTTCCATAAACTTTACGAATCTATAATCATATTATACCACTCTTCGCTCATTCCTCCAATAATATTATCTGCATCCGTTTTATTTTTTGCATATCCTTCTTCTACTAGATGATCAACCACCTTATTATATGCTTTCTTTGCTTCCTTTACTTGACGAGGTGTTGATTTCATCGTTCCAAACATTACTTTCTGTGTTTATTTATCATTATAACCTAGTCTAGAGCATAATGCTATAAAATATTCTGCATCGATAACAACTAATGGTTGCTTCCGATTCTTTTTCATCACCACAATAGGTTCATATCCTTCAGCATTTGCCTTTGCCTGTTCGTATGCATCCCATACATTTAGTTTCTCTTGATTCTTACACTCTACACTAAATGGAAACTTCTCTCGTGCTGCTCGTGCCATGATCACATCCTCACCCGATGCTCCCATCGAACAAGACTTTATATCTTCTGGATGTATATCAAATGTTTCAATTAATTGTTGGACAACCCACTTCTGTAAGTTACGTCCCTTCGCTTTTGCTGATTGAGTTTTCATCTTCTAACTGTTTCATAACCTGTTCATAGTCATCTGCAGCATCACGATAAGCGTCATACATATCTTCAATGTCCCATTCTATATCAGAGTTTGAATCCAGAGAAGGTATCTTTTTTGACATCTTGTTTGATCCCACCTACTATATAGGACTCAACTTCAGTTTCTTGAGGGGCCACCTGCAATCCCTTAGAACTGATCCAATGCTCTGTCCAAGGTAATGGATTATTTTTTGCAGGAATATCATAGATAGGTTTCAATCCTATTGCTCTCATTCTCTTGTTCGCAATCCATTCAACATACTGATGTAGTAACTTATCATTCAATCCAATCATAGATCCATCTTTAAATAAATATTCTGCCCATGCCTTCTCTTCATCTACACACTTTCTAAACATATCATATGTCCACTCCTCTTCTTCCTTTACTACATCCAACATATCACGATCATCACCCTTCCTCCAATTATTTAAAATGTTTTGGGTGATGGCGAGATGTTGATTTTCATCTCTGGCAATGAGCGATATAATCTTAGCTGACCCTTCCATAACTTTAAGTTCACCAAATGCAAAACTACAAGCAAAACTAACATAAAAACGTATACCTTCCAAGATGTTAACATTTGCTACTGCCCTATAGAGATGTTTTTTTAAATCCTTTAATGTCCATTGTGATGATGGAGAAGTTCTAGCACTCTCAGTCCACATGCTACCACTATCCCACTCATGTGCATAATTAATAAAATTATCATATGATTCTGTAACACTCTTAGCACGTTCTAGAATACGAGGATCATTGATAATAGTATCAAATACTTCAGAAGGATCAGAATATACATTCTTAATTACATATGTATATGATCTACTATGAATCATCTCCATAAAGGACCAACATTCCATACATGCTTCCAATTCAGGAAGTGAGCAATAAGGAAGAAATGCCATACCAGGAGCACGACCCTGAACTGAATCAAGCATAATCTGATACTTTAAATTGGAAGTATAGATATGCTTCTGTTCTGGTCTTAGAGTTTGATAATCACCTCTATCTTTCTGAAGAGATACTTCTTCTGGTCTCCAAAAATATCCTAACTGTGACTTAGTTAGATTTTCAAACTGTGGATATTTAAAATTATCATAACGTTGAACACCAAGAGGTTTACCAAAAAACATTGGTTGCTTTTTAGTATTAACATCTTCAGTATTAAAGACGGTAATGCCCTTCAAATCAGATTGCACAGCTTTCACAGGTTTCCTCCTCCGCATTAATAAGTTCACTAACTAAAGATTGTAGTTTAGTATGTCCTTGAAATCCAACTTCTGCTGGATTTTCTTGTAGGATCACTGGTTCTACTTCATCACTCTTTTGATCATGAGTGTTTTGATAATAACTAGTCTTCCAACCATATTTGTATGTAGTTAAAAGATCTTGTGCCATTACAGAGACAGGAACTTCAGCATCTTCGTAATGTTGTGGGTTATAACTCCAGTTTCCACTAATCGCTTGGTCAAAGAATTTCTGCATAACTGCAACCACATTAATATAACCAGTATTCCCAGGCATATCCCAAAGTAACGTATAGTTATTCTTAAGACTGCCATAGGATGGAACTATTTGTTTGAGTGGTCCTTTTTTAGATTTTTTCGTGGACAAATACGCACGAGGGGGTTCAATCCCATTAGTCGCATTTGACACAACGGAACTGCTCTCGCTTGGCATTTGAGCAGACAACGTGGAGTGCCGTAACCCCGTTGATCGTATGTCTTCCCGTAAAGTTCCCCAATCAAATGATAGGTCATTGGGTACAATATCATCTACATCCTTTTTATATGTATCAATAGGAAGTAAACCATCGCAATACTTAGTTGCTTTAAACCCATCACATGCACCTTTCTCTTGTGCAATCTTATTAGAGGATTTAAGAAGATAATACTGGAATGCCTCAGTTAACTCATGAACCTTTTTCCATGCTTCTGAATCATCATATTTAAGACCATTCTTAGCAAGATAATGTGCTAAACCGATATATCCTACTCCCAAAGATCTACGTGCCTTTGTAGCAACTTCTGCTGCACTAATAGGATAATCTTGATAATCGATTAACTCTTCCAATCCACGAACAGATAAATCACAAAGTTCTTCCATCTCTTCTAAGTTTCTCAACTTACCTACGTTAACTGCACTAAGAATACAAAGAGCAATCTCCCCATCACCATCTATGTGTTGGAGAGGATCTGTAGGTAAAGTAATCTCTTGGCACAAGTTACTCATATTCACCTTATCTTTGAAAGATGAATGTGAGTTACAATGGTCTATGTTCATTATGTAAATACGACCAGTCTCGGCACGTTCCTTGAGGAGATCGAGGATGAGTTCTTGTGCTCCAACTGTTGTTCTGGGGATTGAATCATCATTCTCATAACGAGTATAAAGGTCATCAAACTTATCGGTGCCAAAACTCTCGTATAGGCCAGGACAATCATGTGGGGAAAATAAGGAGATTTCCGAATCTTGGATAAAACGTTCATAGAATAATTTACTTAACTGGATGGAGTAGTCGAGTTTTCTGACTCGGTTGTCTTCTGTTCCTTTGTTATTTTTGAGGACCAATATATCCTTAATTTCTTGATGCCAGATAGGAAAGTGGACAGTGGCTGACCCTCCTCTAATCCCGTTTTGCGTACAGCATCTAACAGTTGACTCGAATTTTTTAAGGAAGGGAACAACAC